TAAGTAGGTCCTCTTTCATGGTGTTGAAAAACTTCTGTTCTAACATTGTAGCTTCTCCATTTGCAGGGATTGTAACAATTGAAACCTCTAAGAGTTCCGCTTTGCTGTAATACATTCCTCTTTGGCCATAGTATTTGTTATCTTTTGGAAGATCTGATCTAGATGTACTCTCCAGAGGTCGAAAACCAACAGAAACAGCATTCATAAAGCCGTTTTGGGCCTTCCTCTTTACTTCCTGTGCTCTCGGGTCTTCATCATCAAACTCAACATCTATAACAAGTTGATTGTTTCTGATATGTACATTTCCTTTTGCTATCGGTAATTGAGATGAATCATGGTTCAACAAAACGACATTATTTTTTCTGTACGAAGATAGATCCCACCCCGATTGCTCTATGACGTCACCATACCGATCAGGAGATGATGTGCTGGCAATGAAAGAAACCTTTTCAGATTGTTTCTTTCTGCTCTTTGCTCTCTTCACTATATATGTGTACGTTTTCATGGGGATCCTTAGTTTGAAATATACCAAAGACGATCACCATCTACAATATTTTTGAAAAAATAATACAATATATTGATATAATTGTAGCAAGGTATGCTACATCATGGTAGAGTTAATTATGAAAGACAAACCAACTAACAACTAACAAAAGGAAAGACAATGAAAAACAGCCAAACAGAAAGAACAAATCAAGAAAAAATTGCATATCTGAAACAAAGAATCAAAGAACTCAAAATAGAATTGAAGCAATTAAGACGTCAAGCATATTCATCATCAATCGATTTTGCCGCACAAGATAAGGCAAAATCTGAAATGATTGATACATATAGTTTACTTAACCATGCAAAAGATTTATTAATCGAAAAATTAGAGCAGTAAATAACTAACCAAAGGAGAATACTATGCAATATGAAGTAAGATACAGCGAAAAGCATTATTTATATACAATCTTCGATATATTCAACAATGAACCAGTAGAAGATTATCAAAATGTAAAACAAGCATATCGAGAATGTAACAAACTGAATAGTAGACAGAGATATAAAGTAAGATACAGCGCCAAATTAGAAATATATACAATTTGGTGTACTTGGGATTGTGAACCTATAGAAGATCATAAAGATGCAAATCAAGCATATCAAAGATGTGAAGAACTAAATAACCAATAACCAACAACCAACAAGGGAGGGTCAAACCTCCCACTTATCAAAGGAAAAACAATGAAAGAATCAACATTTAAAACATTATCAAAAATAAACTGTGACGAATTTGTAAGAACCAAAGGATCAGCAAATCTCAAATATCTATCATGGGCAGATGCTTGGAAGATATTGATCTCAAACTATCCTACAGCCAAATCTACAGTATATGAGAATAAAGATGGTTTGAATTATCATCACGATAATAGAACAGCTTGGATTAAAGCAGGAGTTCAAATAAACGACATAGAGCACATTGAATATCTAGCAATAACGAATCATTATAACAAGTCTATACCATTGAAAGACATAACCAGTCAGGATGTAATAACAACGATTCAAAGATGTATTACAAAGGCAATTGCGAGACATGGTCTGGGTTTATATGTCTATCGAGGAGAAGACTTCCCAAAAGATATTCTAGTTGTAGGATCTGAGAACTGGCAAAAAGAATTACAATACATCAAAAACAATTACAAACAACCTTATACAAGTATTTCTTCTTACTTCAAAAGTAAGTACATTTTAGATCGTGAATCTGTTAAGGCAATATTGAAAAACTATGATTCTTTTGGTGGTATTGTTCCAAGCAAGTTGAAGAAAGAATATAGAATAGGAGAAGGAAAATGATAGGATATAATTCTTTTACGGGTACAATTTCTTTCAATGGTGCATCAAGGTATTCTGATCCGGCAATTAAAGATCAAACTGGTATTGTAGTATATTACAACTCATCAGATAATATTATTGAATTTCATCAACAAGGAAAAATCATACATACAAAATCTGTTCCTCCTGTTTCTCTTCCTGCTACAATCAAAGAAGAGAAGAGGACAGATCAAACTTATACTGATATACTAGAACTCTTTGCAGAACATCAGGAACAATCAGAAGCAGAAGAAGAGCAGATCAACAATCTATCTATCAAGTATTTTTTAGAAGGTGATATTAAATAAAGATTCTTTTGTTTTCTTTACATATAAGATCGGACCCGTAAAAGGATTCGATCTTTTTTTATATATTTAAATGTATATTACAATAGGAATATCAAAGAATCCTCTCTGTTTTCGATCAAATATAGAGTATAATCTATATCAATCAACCAATACAGGAATAACAGTACAGCGACAATTTATATTCTCTTTGACTTCTGAGAATGATCCCGGAGAAGATGTTTCTAATCCTCCATACAAAGAAGATAGTTTAAAGTTCTCATTTGCTGATACTGTTTGACCATCGAGAGATCTATGCGAATCCCTGACTCTATCATCTTCAGCAGTCAACCATTCTTTTTTCACTTGTATTCCTTGTTCTGTAAGCAGTTTATAAGATTCTACTGTACTCTCATTCACAACTCTAGTCGCTTCTGTTCTCGCTATTCTGTTGGCTCTTCCTAGTGTAAAGATACCACTTTGATCATCTTGCAGAAGACTCTCAGCGATCGCTCTTGTTGACAATCCATTCTCTAGTCCTCTTTGAACAAAGAAACCGATAGATTGACCTGTTGATCTTGTGATATTGATTACAGAATCGTTCCATATCTGCAAAGCATAATCACGATTTCCATATACGAGATCCAAAGGTCTTTCTTTTCCTGCTCTCCTGTACAGATCATCTAGTTGCTGATTGCCTGTAAGCATCCACCATTTGACCCATGTGTCTCCTACAACTCTATTGAGTTCCTGCCTCTCCTGTTGTATTGCCAAAAAGGTTTCTCTATCGACAATCAAAGACTTCTCTTGTTTGTCAATATCCTCTATTCTCTTTGCGTATCTCTTTTTTGCATCTGTCAAATAACTCTTAAATCTTCTCAGGAGTTCCTTCTCTGCTTTTCCTTGTGAGTTCTTCACCCATCTAGCCCATATTCTTTTTTTCTCTCTTTGTTCTTTCTTTGAGGCATCAATCTTCTTCTTCATCTGGTTGATTACCTTTTTCATTTTGCTTTGACCTATAGAACCGATGGATAACCATTTGATCTGTGCTACAATCCCAGCAATAGTTGAGAGGTTTATAGGATGTTCAGAGTCTGAGAACTGAGAACCATCTTTGAGATGTCGAGCGATCCATGCCTCTCTGAGTTTGATTGCTCGCTCTTCTGTTAGATTCTTTGGTGTTCCTCCTCTCTTTGCTATTGGATAGAGTTTTTTATACTGTTCATTTCCTCTAATGTTTCCTCCTGCTCTCCATATACTAGGATAGTTTATTTTAAGTTTTTCAGCGTAATTAGGGTCAAAAGTCCTGTGGTTGGAGTTTCTGAGGCTAATCTTTTTATTGTCTCCCTTCTTTGGGAAGTTGGTGAGGTCTTCAGAGTCTTTTTTTTTACTGTCAAAAGATAGATATGAATCTAGCAATACAGGAGCCTCCATCTTTAAGATATCAAAGTATTGTTTAATGACTTGATAAGCCGCTCTTCTTTCCTGTTCTGTTATCGGTGGTCTTCCATATCTACCATTGAGATGATCAACAGCGAGATCAAGCAAATCTTTGAAAACAACTACAGAACCTTTTTCAGGTGCAGCATTGAGAATATCATCAGTGTCTAATCTTCTTCCTATTCTGATATAATATCCTTCTTTCATTTGATCCTGGTTCTCATTGAAGAACAGATGAGCTTGTTTATAATCTCTCCAATTTGCAGGAGATCCAAGTATGTTTTTCAATATCTCTTCTTCTTCCTGGACTTGTGGATTGCTAGGAACATTTACAACCTCGATGGATTGAAGATATTCAGAATCAAATCCTTTGACCTCTTGAGTCAAATTTCTTTGACCTATTACGTCAATCAAATATCTAACATTCTCATCTTCTTCTTCTCCTATATCTTTGGGCTCTTGCTTTCGTGGGAACTCTAGACCTTCAGCAGCATAGGCGACCTCAGGAGAGATACCAAAGAAGATATGCTTTTCAACTCGTAGCAATTTATCATTCCTTACAGATTGCAAGGCCTCAACTTCTGTGTAGTCATGCTCAAAGTGTAGATCATCCTCCCAAAGTCTAGCAATACGAGTAAACAACAAACCGATCCTCTTACCTCTCTTTATTTGGTTACTCCAGTATTCCACCGCTGCCTGTCGAGCAGTTGCATAGTTTGCAGTTGGAAGACCGAGAACAGAAGGAGGCACACCCAAAACAGCAGAAATAGATTCTCGTGCAAAGGTTCTAGATGCTTGAAATTCCATATCACGAGGAGATAACTGAAGAAGATCAACATTAACCTGGCCGCTCAAAACCATAGCTCCTCCTGCTTTTTGCATTCCTGCATATTGATCAAGTATCTGTCTACGTACTTCTTTGTTCCATATATCACCATCTTCTTTTGGTGAGAGAAGAACATCAGGTCTTCCCTTAGAAGTTGCTTCTGATACGAGTTTTTGAGAGTTGAGATCAGCATCTAGTTCTCTTGCGAGGGGTTGAATTGCACCTGTCCCATACAATGCTTGAGGCCCCTTTTGATATCCTGCATTTTTCCCATGTATGATTCTTTCAGGAGGATACATCACAACAGAACCTGAAGAATTATGCTCATAACCTACAAGACCTTTTTGTGGATCTGTAACGATTCTAACCTCTTCAGGATGCAAACGAACCATAGAAACAGGACGATCAGAAGAACCGAGAAGAAGAATATAACAGTTTCCTGATAACACTAGATCGATGGTTATCTGTTCTCTGAATAAGAACTCATCTGTATCAGTTGAAGGCATTCTAACAAGATCTAGAACAGGATGGTCCATTATTTGAACTGCTTGATCTCCATATCCTTTGATCAACTTCAAAGGAAGAGCAGCAAGGTCTTGAGATAGTCTTTTGACACCTGCATGAGTATAGCCATGTATTCCAAAGGCATCCATAGAGACTTGAGCAGAGAATGTATTGTTTACACCTCCTGCAGAGTTCCAGGAAGCACCTCTATTCTCTTCTTTTGGCTTCTCTATTTGCTTTGCATATCCCTTATTTATTATAGCATTGTATAACCTAACGAAATAATTATCACTCATTGTATACTCCTATTGATGTGCATTATATCTCATGAATTGCATGATCATGTACCTCAAACTGTCCATAGCATGATCCGATGATTTTTTTACTACATCCTTTTTTGACTTATGATCCCACTTATACAGCCTAAACTCCTTCAATGTATTCTTAACATTTTTCGTGAATAAAAGTCTAGATTTCCCTTCTTTATCAATTTGCAGATATTCTCTAACCATATTGATCCCCTCATTCACACCGAGATGTTTTGGGGCGGGTAATGTCCTTATATTACATTCTCTTCCAAGCGTTAAACGTCCATCTTTACTTTCCGGATCTGCTACATACCAGTATATTTCTTCATTATGCAACTTGTTAATCCTGTTGATCTCTCTTCCTGATTCTATCGTTGTATGATTCACCCAATAAAGTTCCCTGTATACAATCAAAGTCGTATCAGAAGAGTAATAACCCGCAGGAGCCTCAGCAACCCAAAGAGCACAAAACGGATGACTAGATCCAAAGTCAATAGATACATATCTGTTCCAGTGGTTCGGAATTTCTTCTATATCTATCAAGTGAGTATCTTTAGAGAACTCAGGATAAACCAGACCAGATTGAGCAGAGAACTCTCCAAACAATCTAGACTTTTGAGAGGCTTCTGTTAGATGTGAAACGGTTCTCCTCATTTTGAAACTAGATACATACGGATTATCTAGACCTGATATTTTCACAACCTCAAAACCTGATGCAGGATTCTCTATAAACCTCTCGAACATCCATGAAAGACCTTTTAATGGTGTAGCTGTTATTATGACTTTTCCTTTGAGATCTACAGTTCTCATCATTACTTCGTCAAAGATCCCCTCTAGATTTGGCTCTTCATCGATCCAACACAAAGAGATGCTGGATCCCTGAAATGCCTCTCTTCCACTGTCACAAGACTTGTTTACGATTCTTCCACCATTGGGAAGGATTGCAACCGCTTGATCTTGTGAATTCCATCTTGTTTTCTTTGTGCCTACAGGAAAATACTTATCCAACTTTGGGCGAAGATATTCAAGTCCATCCTTATAACTCAAAGATGCACACCACACAGTAGAAGGATTCTCAGGAACAAGATCAGGAGGAAGGTTATTTAGTTCCAACCAGTCTTTAACATATTGTTCTTTACGACCTGCAGCAAAAGCGATCGCAAGGCATGCCCCGACTTCTGTTTTTCCTGCTCTGTTTCCCCCTGATATCAGTGTAGCCTCTTCTCCTAGATTCAAAAGAGAATGTTGTTGTGAGGTTCTTTTCTCTGTAATATCACAATCATCACAACGATACAGATCACCTTTGATTCTTCTCATAGGTTTTCCACATCCTCGATCTCGTTCTCCTTTAATGCCTATCCAATTATGACAATGAGGAACCCAAAGAAGCGCAACAGAGAGAGGATAATCTGTAACATATCTAATCAGTTTCTTTTTTCGATCTAGCGAGTTCTCTATTTTTCTTCTGTCTCTCATACATGTGCTCTTTAAAGTCTTTTTGAAGTTCTGCCATACTCGCAACCAATAAAGATGTATATTCTTCTTCTGTATGCAAATGTAGATCATAGATCAATCGAGATAGAGCAGGTGACTTTGGAAAGTTCAAACCTCGACACCATCTATGTATATCTCTTGAATGCCAATGATCGAAGCGTTTTAGAAACATAGGTTTTGATCCAATCTTCCTATTCAACCACTTTGCAAAATGTACATTTTTAATAGATGAATTCATTCTGCTTCTTCCTGTTCTATGATAGGAGCGTAATCCCCCATATATGGAAGAGATCGGATTGTATTATATTCAATCCATTCCAAAGCCTCTATATATTCCCAATCATAAAACGACATCAAACAATCGACAATCAGATCATAATCATATACAAGTTTATGATCCTCAACTCTTACAATTGCATTGTTATAACATTCTTGAGGTTCTAGAATGATTGTATTTTCATGTAGTTGTTCTTTGATTTCTTCTTTCATGCTACTCCTCATCAAGATCAATTACTGGCCTAGCGATCAGTTCTTTGATCTCTTCATCACTTTCCTTTATTTCCTTAATTAACTGAATATATGACAATTGTCTATTATCAACATTCACCTCTACAATCTGCTCAGGTTGCTTCTGATATTCCTTGTGTACTCTTTCGAGAAGCCATGCAGCTGCAGTCCATTGCTTTTCCTCTTTCGCTGCTTTCTGAATCAGTGCGAGATTTGCCAGGGCATGATTCGACTTTGCTTTTTTTACTCTTCTATTCAGATCAGAATAGATAGAATCCAGTTCATCAAATCGATCCTTCTCTCCTCTCTGCATCCAAGTATTATATGTTGATTGTGAAACAGAAGCATGATGGCATGCGAGTTTTGGAGACATACCAAGAGAATAGGCCTTCTCTAACATTTGGATTACAATCTCATTCAATTTTGATGGTCTACCTGTTTTCGACATTTGACACCTCAAATATAACACCTTCAACTTTGATTATATCATGACCTGTTGCATGTTTGATTCTCTGAAGAGCAATATCACAATACTCAGGATTCATCTCTGTACCTATGAATTTAAATCCTTCCATAGAAGCAGATACTCCAGTAGTGCCTGATCCTAGAAATGTATCTAATACGATCCCGCCTTTTGGAGTGAGAAGTCGACATAACCATGCCATGAGTTTGGTAGGTTTGACAGTTGGATGAAAGTTCTTAACCTCGTTTGCAGTTCTTCCTGCTCCCGCTCTTGGGTTATCTAGACCTGCTGTTCCTTCTTTCCTATGCACAGCCTCATGTCCTTTTTTACTCTGTAGATCATCAAGTCCTGTTTCACGTTCTGATCTTGAAGGTTTTGCACATTGATAAATATTTGCAGGCCAACGACCTAGATCATGAGCAAAGTTCTCAACATAATCTCTAGAAGGCAATGTAACAGATCGATCTGTACCTCCTGACAAAGAACCATCAGATCGTCTTGCATCTCTAACAGGATTCGGATCTCCTACCCAACAAGGATCACCATATCCAAATCTACAAGCATCTATATTGATCGCACCTGTACCCCACTTCAAAACATTCTCTGATACATTCAAACCCTTCTCTATAGGCTTTCTGCAAAGGATAGCTGGCTCTTGAGCAGGTTTCAAGGCAGTTCCCCAACCTTCCCAATATTGAGCCTCTTCTGTAGTTGGTTTTGTTATCGGTATAGACGTTTGTTCAAATCCTTTGTCACCTACAGAAAAAAGATTTTGTTTATTAAATGATTCTAGTTTTTCTCTTTCTCCTACAACCTCTCTCTCTACTCCTTTCATCTTATCAATCTGCTTCGATATATCCATGCTCTTCGGGAAGCCTGAGAAGTACAGCCAATTGATTTGGTCCCTAATCTCAAACCCTTCATCTTCCAAAGCAACAACCATTCTATGTATTGCTCTTGTAGCACCAAAAGCGACAATATGACCTCCTGGCTTTAATACTCTAAAACATTCCTTTGCCCAATCAGATCCGGGGACTGATGAGTCCCATGCGGAGGACATGAAATCTATACCATAAGGGGGATCTGTTACAATTGCTGAAATTGAATTTTCAGGGAAACTACGCATTATTTCAACACAATCACCACAAAGCACATATTGATCCCCAACTGCATAGATCCCTCCTTCTTCTGCTATTTTCACGCGTTCAAGGTCTAGGTTATCAATACCTTCATAATCAGCATCATAAACAGCATTATCAGATTCAGGAGGTAGTTCTGTATCTATGTTTTCCAAAAGTGAATCCAGTTCATCCTGTGAGAATCCAATATCATTAAGATCATTCTCAGGCAAAGCATCAAGAATATCTTTCAGCATGTCCTCATTCCAATCAGAGATCTCGCCAAGTTTGTTATCTGCTATTGCTAGAAGTTCAGCCTCTGTTCTCGATAGTTTCATATATCTTACTGGAATTGTGGATAATCCCAAACTACGTGCAGCTGCTATTCTAGTGTGACCCGCAATAACCATCGAGTCCTCTTCTCGTGCTATTACAGGAGATGCAAACCCAAATCTTTCTATAGACCTTGCAACCTTTGAAACTGCTTCTGTGTTTATTCTCGGATTGTGTTCCCATTCAACCAAAGAATCTATATCTACATATTCTCCTATACTCTCTTTCTTCTTCTTCCCTGCCATGAAGATCTCCCATAAAAAAAGACTAGAAATAATCTAGCCTTTTATATTGAGATTGACAATAAATTGTTATACTTTCTCTTTAAATCGATCTTCCAGGATGCAAACAAGTCCTTGCATAAATATCTCTTTCGGATCTACATCAGAATAGACTTCTGCATATTTTCTAGAAACGTGTTCAAGGTTATCTATATTGTTCCCATGAGATCCTTTTTGCCATCGGCCCAGCGTCCATCTAGATATTTCTAGAATCTTCATTGTGTCTTTCTTTCCGATCTTTTTCTCTATGTTTCTTACAAGTCGATTCAGATATATATTGAGTTTCATTGTTATTCTCCTATTTGGTTGTTTATTAAAATTGCGTTTTCTTTGGTTGCTGTTGTTATCTTGCACCATCGATCTCTTCCATCATTCAAAGTCTCCTGATCGAGTTCTACGATATACCACAACATCCAATCTTCTTCCTCACAATAAAAACGATCATCAATTTCTATTATCGTTCCTGTGTCTCCATACCAAGCGTCTTGTATTTCTTTATCTATACAATAAATACTGGATGATTTTGTTGTGTATTCTGCTTTGATAAATTGAATCCTATCTCCAACTTTCCATTTTTCCCTGCTCATTGTTATTCTCCTATTTGGTTGTTAACGGTGTCTCTTTTGAGTTGGTATCTTTCAATTAATGCGAAAATGTGCTTGCAAGGTCTTTGTTGCTTCTTCAATCTACTACTCCAATCCGGACAGCTACATTTAATTTCAGTCTGCATTCTGTGTTTGTAGGTTCTGAAAGTGATCTTCTGTTCCCATCTGCTTTTTGTCCTACCATAAAGAAAAGGATTCCTGGGCTCTAGAATCATATAGCATTCTTCAAATTTCACCTTCTTACTTTTGACATATCGTGAGAAGTCTTTCATCTTGTGTTTCTCGACAATCTGATCTACATACTCATTAAGACTTTGAATGATTTGTTGTTTATTCATTGTTTGCTCCTATGCTAGATCGCTGTCTATTAAGATATAATATTCTAACAATTGTATAATTTCTCTTTGATTTGTAATTACTGTTTTCATACGTACATCAATCATTGTTTTTTCTTTGATGTTTTTAATCGTTGACTTATGTTCTTCAACCTCATCAAGTATGTTCATCAATCGTTTTGTTTTGCGATCTAGAATTACCTCTTCAACAAGTT